AATGATATACAAACATTAAGTGTGTTATCTAAAGGAATTGCTCAAAAGCAAAAGGCTCTGTTTGAAGCACAAACAAAATTCCCTGCAGGTTCACCCGAAATTGCGGCGGCTGAAGCGGCATATGAACAGGCCGCATCATCACCTACATACACAAACTTAGTAAACAAAATTAAAGCCGCAGAAACATTGTTCGATAATATTACAGTAGAAGAAACAATACAACCAGAAACTAATCCGTTTAGTGATATTGAAAATACATTACAAAACTATGCTGATGCAGGACTTACTGGAGATTCATTTGCTGATCCTTTTGGTGCAAACGGTGCCGGCACATTGGCAGGGACAGATTTTTATCTGCCAGAGAACACCAATTACTTTACTAATGGTATAAGTGACGGTTTCATTCCTGTAGATAAATCTCAATACACCGACACAACATATTCAAACATTTTAGCAACTATTGCAAAAACGTATGTGCCTTCTACATGGACAGACTATCTAACTGAACCTTACACAACTGACTATACACCTATTATAACTGGCGCCGATTGGGTACCAGATAATACAGTTGAAAGTGTTGTTGGAGAAGACCTTGGTGATGGTCCATTGACATCAGATAACACAGATGGCGCCGGAGGTGTAGGACAAGACGTTGCTATCGGCGGCACTATTAATATTAATGAGGACTTTATCTCATCAGGTATTGTAGGCGGCGGCACAGTTAAGTGGATTTTTGATGGTGATACTTGGAAGTTAAAATAACAGGATATAAATAGTATTATGGCAACTTACATAGGATTTTCAACAATTAATGCAGATAAACCTCGTACGGTTAATCCTGCACCTGCTATTGATGGAGAAGCCAACGGCATAACTAACCCCATCGTTTTTGGTAAAAAGTTTAAATTAACTGATGAACAACTTGTTATACAAGACTTGGTTAATGCACTTAACATTAGACGAGGTGAAAAAGTAGGTAAGCCTAATTATGGAACGACATTATGGGACTTTATCTTTGAGCCTAATACAAGTGACGTTCAAACTGCAATACAAAATGAAGTCAGACGAGTTGCTGGTTTAGACCCTCGCCTTACAATCAACACAATACAAGCATATCCTAGAGATAATGGCATTTTAATAGAAGTTCAATTGTCTATTACTCCATATAATAATGCAGGAGATCTAGCATTATTCTTTGATTCTCAAACAAATACTGCCACAATAGCATAAAAAAAGTCGGTTTTTCCATAAAGATAAATACTTGAAACAGGGAAAAACTATGGCTACAAGTTCAAGGCAATCAGGTCTCTTTGGAGTAAATGATTGGAAAGCAATCTACGAAACCTTTCGTGAGGCAGACTTCCGATCATACGATTATGAAACTCTAAGAAAAAGTTTTATCGATTATATTAGACTTTATTATCCTGAAACCTACAATGATTATATCGAAAGTTCAGAGTTTATTGCTCTACTTGATGTCATGGCTTTTATGGGTCAAGGTCTTGCCTTTAGAAATGATTTAAACACACGTGAAAATTTCATCGACACGGCCGAACGCAGAGACTCTGTAGTAAAATTAGCAGACTTAGTTGGATATACACCAAAAAGAAATTCATGTGCATCTGGTTTCTTAAAAGTTCAGTCTGTCAGAACAACTGAAAATATCACAGATGCAAATGGCGTAAACTTAAGTAATAATCCGATCAGTTGGAATGATCCATCTAACACTAATTGGTTAGATCAAATGAACACAATATTTAATGCGGCTATGGTAGACTCGCAAAAAATAGGACGTCCAGGCAATACTGCTGAAGTCTTAGGTGTTACAACAAGTGAATATGGAATAAGACTTCCAGAAGGAACGATGCCAATTGTTCCCTTTACGTCACAAGTAGATGGTCAAGGAATGAACTTTGAATTAGTCAGTGCAACAACACTAGATGAAGATTATGTTTATGAAATTCCACCAGCACCAACTAATCAAATCAACATGTTATATAGAAATGATAAATTAGGTTTTGGTAGTCCCAACACAGGGTTTATGTTTTTCTTTAAACAAGGAACATTGACCCCATTCAATTTTAATTTTCAACAACAAATTTCAAACCAAACAATTAATATTGATGTTGTGGGTGTCAACGAAACTGATACATGGTTGTATCAAACAAACGCAGACAATACATTAGGGTCATGGAATCAAGTAGAAAATGTTTATGCCGATGCATACTTGCAAACAGAATCAAGTGATAAGAAAATCTTTTCTGTAAACTCACGTGTAAATGATCAAGTTACATATGTATTCGGTGACGGTGTGTTTTCAGAAATGCCCGTAGGTAACTTTAGAGCATATGTAAGATCAAGCAATGCATTAACATATACTATCGATCCTTCAGAAATGAACGGAGTAAGTGTTTCTATTAATTATATTGACAGAGTAGGTAGTACTCAAACTTTGACTATGAATTTTTCATTGCCGGTTGCAGTAACAAATGCTCAAGCAAGAGAACCAATAGCACAAATTAAACAAAGAGCACCAACAAGATACTATACACAAAATAGAATGGTTAACGGAGAAGACTATACAAACTTCCCGTACACTTTATACAACTCTATTATAAAATCGAAAGCAATTAATAGAAGTTCAATCGGTGTATCTAAAAACTTAGATTTACTCGACCCAACAGGTAAGTATTCAAGCACCAATTCATTTGGTGATGATGGCGCATTGTACCAAGATAATGCTGACGGGTTTTTAACTTTACAAGTAAACAACACATCAGATATTATTCAGTTCTTTACAGATGATTTAGCATCTGTACTTGCATTGAATCGTGCTAATCAATATTACATTCAAAATTATACTCGTTATGCTTATCCAGGCACAGGTGGCGGAAATACTTTATATTGGAAAACAAGTTCTGTTGACTCATCAAGTGAAACAGGATACTTTTATTCACTTGATGGAACAATAGAAAGACCTCAGCCTATAGGAACATTTACGACTACTAATGCAAAATATGCAACACAAGGGGCATTATTAAAATTTGATGCGCCGACAGGTTTTTACTTTGATGAAAACAATCGTCTAGTTGCAGGTGTGCCTACTGGCGGAGAGAAAAATTATATATGGTCAACAATATTAAATGTTGTTGGAGATGGTAACAACAACGGCGAAGGAACATTTGCAAATGGCAAAGGACCAGTAACAGTAAATGGTTATATACCTGACGGAGTAATACTTACAGAAATTATTCCAGTGTTTGATAATTCTTTATCAAGTGCGGTTATACAAGAAGCAATTCTTAAAATTGAATTACAACAAGATTTTACTTTAATTTTTAACAACTCACTATTAATTAACCAAGAACGTTGGTCAATAGGGTCTGCATCAAATGCAAATTACTTTGTTAAATTTACTAGTTTAGGAAACAATCGTTATACAGTAACTTATAGATCGTTAACATACTATTTTGGTAGTGTTGCTGATACAAGATTTACTTTTAGTAAAGATGAATTAGTGTACGATCCGTTTACAGGTAAAATCATACAAGACTTTATTAATGTACTAGGTATTAACACAGTATTCAATACAGCAACTGCATTAGGCGAAGATACTAAAGTTAATATTTTAGGACAAACTGTTGAAAGTGACGGTTATGTAAACGACTTCCAAGTTGAAGTTGCCGCAACTGATGTCAACAATGGTCAATTAATATTAGACCCAGACTTCTTTAATGATATTACTGGTTATGTAAACAATGGTGCAAATATTGGAGTGTATGTATTCTTTAGAACTATTACTGATCCAGTAAATTTAACAAGACAATTAATTGTGCCTAGCAGTGATGTTGTTTACACTTATGGAACTAAAAATCAAATTGAAATTGTCAAATACGAATTCCCTGTAGGACAATTATTTTATGCATACACTGATAATAAATTCTATAAGTCTATACAAGACCCCACAATAACTACTCCTAATTATATTATGACTGAGCAGTTAGATTATTCTGTTAAGTCGGGAAGACAAGGATTAGATTATCAGTATAGACACAATGCTAATAACACAACACGTATTGATCCAGCAACAACTAACATTGTTGATCTTTATGTAGTAACACAGTCATACTACACGGCATTTAATAATTATATTAAAGACACAACGGATACAGTTAAGAAACCTGATCAACCAACATTAAATGAATTGAATATTCAGTATCCTTTAATACAAGATTATAAAATGCTGTCAGATTCAGTCATATTAAATAGTGTTACGTTTAAACCATTGTTTGGACCTAAAGCAGATCAATCATTGAGAGCAACTATTAAAGTGGTAAAATCACAATCAACAAATGCATCTAATAGTGAAATTAGAAGTTCTGTGTTAGCGGCAATGGATAGTTATTTTGATATTAACAATTGGAACTTTGGCGATACTTTCTTCTTTTCAGAATTGAGTGCGTATCTACATGAACAAATAGGAGAACTAGTGAGTTCGGTTATACTTGTTTCAGATGACCCAGAAAAATTATTCGGTGATTTATATGAAATTAAATGTAGACCGTATGAAATATTTGTGAACGCGGCTACTACAAACGATATAGTAATTGTACCGGCACTAACTCCTGCAACAATGCAGTCTTAAGGTTGTAAATAAAATATGGCAAAGATCAGAACATTAGAGTTTTTACCTGAGATATTTAAAACCTCTACCAATGCACAGTTTTTAGGTGCAACACTAGATCAATTAGTCAACGAACCCAAAACAGAAACGTTGCAAGGTTATGTCGGAAGTAAGTTTGGTTATGGTGTTAATGCAAAAGATTACTATGTAACTGAACCAAACAAAACAAGAACAGATTATCAACTAGCACCCGGTACTGCATTCTTAAATGAAAATCAATCTACTGCTAAAGACTTTTTAACTTACCCAGAACTTATTGATGCATTACAACTTAAAGGCGGAGTAACATTAGATAACTCTCGTTTGTTTAATAGTCAATTTTATTCATGGGACTCGTTTACAGACTTAGATAAGTTAATTAATTTTAATCAGTATTTTTGGATACCAGACGGTCCTCCAGCAGTCACTGTTGCTAGTGCTACAGTATTTTCAGAATCAGATTACATTGTTACAGATACATCAAACGCATATAGTATTAAAGCATTAGGCGCAGGAGCAGGATCGTTGAATCCTACTCTTACTTTACTGCGTGGCGGCTCTTATAGATTTGCAGTCAACCAAGAAACTCAGTTTTGGATACAGGGTGTTCCCGGTGTTACAGGCATGGACGGAGCACAAAACACAAGAGAGATTTTAGGTGTTAATAATAATGGTGCAAATACAGGCTATGTAACATTTACTGTTCCAAGTAGAGAAGCACAGAATGACTTTTTATTCCCCGGAGAAAATACAGTAGGTGTTGTTAGCACAAAACTATTTTCAGAAATTAACGGTTTAACAGTTAGTCAAGTAGGAAACATTGACGGTGTAACTTCATTAGAAGGTCTGACTGTCATGTTCTATCAAACAGAAGAACCAAACGAAGTAGGATTTGTTCAATCATTCTTTGATGAGAACGGAGCAAACTATGATGTTAATTTAACATCTCCTGAAATCGTTGCTCCTGTAACTTTATCAATTGACGAAACAACAACATCACAACTTAAGTTGTCATCTGGAACAACAACAGACTTGGTTGCAAATCAAACTGTTACATTTACAGCAGTACCTGATAGTGATCCGTTACTTGGTGGATTAGATGTTGACACAATTTATTATGTAAAAGATATTATCGACTCAACATCATTTACAATTTCACTAACACTGAATGGTCCAACATTATCATTAGTTGCTGATACAGGATCAATGGTTGCAAACATTAATGAAGGTTTATGGGAAGAAGGTTTTTATACAAATGTTAGTGAAAACTTTTACACAATTACATATGTAGGAGATTCATCAGACCCAACAATTCGTTTGATTCCCGCTGGTGTGATACCAACCGAGGAAAAGATTACTGCTCAATTTGGTACAGAATTTATTGGCTTAGATTTTTATAGATCACTAAGTGGTGAAATTACAAAGATACCTTATCTTTCAGCATTATTAGATACATTATACTACCAAGACGGTACAAATGCAAATAAAGTGGGTGTTATTAAATTAATCGAAAGTAATTTAACAAACACATTAAACGTTGACGAAGATATTATAGGACAAAAAACATTTACATCAACAAATGGTGTTGTTTTTACAAACGGATTAAAAGTACAATTTGATGGAGATGTTGTTCCTTCAAATTATTTGTCAGGTGAGTATTATGTTCAAGGTGTAGGAGAATCTATTAATTTAATTCCAACTACCGACTTAACAGTACCAGAAGACTTTACAGGAACAAACTATATTCCTTACGACTCACTACCATATTCAATTGGTAACTTTGATACAGAGTTGTTTATTCCTGTAGACCAAGATTATATTACTATCGGTAGAAACTCTATTAATAGAAATGCTTGGTCACGTTCTAACAGATGGTTCCACATTGATGTTATTAATGCAACTGCTGAATATAATGATGACCCATCAATTGTTACAAATTATGCAACAGGAACAGCAAAAGCAAAAAGACCGATTATTGAGTTTTATCCAAACTTAAAACTCTTTGATTCAGGTACAATTGCAAAAGCACCTGTAGACTTTATCGATACAAGAACAACAAATGCATTTGATCAAGTTGCAAACAAGCAACAATACTATCCTGACATAGAAACATATACAAGTTACACCGCTACGATTGCAGGAGTAACAGGAACGAGTACAACAATCACTATTCCAACAGCAGACATTTATACGTCATTTGCTGTTAACATGTATGTAACAGACTCTAACTTTGCATTACCGAATAATACACAAATTACAAACATCGAAGTAGTTGGTGCCAATACTGTTTTAACAGTCGAGTTTGCATCATCTACTGTAGTTGGACAAACAAACGTATCAATCGTAGGAAGTGACACAACAGTAAACAACTATGAATTGTTCTCTGGTGCAAGAGTTATCTTTACAGCAGATACTAATTTAGAAGTTAGAAATAAAATTTATGTTGTCGGCTTCTCAACAATTACATTTGGATCTACTCCAGTTATAACATTAACTGAAGCAGACGATGCTCTCTGTTTAACAGATGATCAAGCAGTAGCACTTAGAGGATACAATTATCAAGGTTCTACTTTTTGGTTTGATGGAGCGACTTGGGAAGAAGCACAACAAAAACTTACAGTCAATCAAGCACCACAATTTGATATCTTTGACAAAGACGGCATCTCATTTGGAGACACCACAGTTTATCAAGGTTCATCATTTTTAGGTAATAAACTATTTGCTTATGGCAGAGGTACAGGCGTCAATGATGCTGTATTAGGTTTCCCGTTGCGTTATTCAGCAGTAGATAATGTAGGTGATATTAGTTTTGATTGCTCTTTGAACGTTGACTCATTTTCATATGTTACTGGATCAACACCAGTTACTGAAAAAGTCAACACAGGTTACGTGTATAATTATACTACACGTACTGACAAAACACGTGAGTTGGGTTGGCAAACAGCAATTGCCCCCTCAGTTCAATATCAAATATTTGAATTAGAATATAGTAAAGGGTCCGTAGCCTCATTCACGTGTGACGTTGCTGTAATACCTGAATCAGATGATTCATGGCCACGTGTACAAGTGTACGTGAACAATGTATATCAATTAGAATCTACATATACAATTACTGAAACTGACACCTCAACAAAGATTACTTTAAATACTGCTCCGACAGTAGATACACCTGTACAAATTTTAGTACTAAGTAATCAAACATCTGATTCTGCTTATTATAGTATACCTATTAACTTAAGCAACAACCCTTTTAATACAGATTTAGAAGTTGCAGACATAGGTGATATTAGATCACAGTACCAAGACATCTTTATTAATAATCCGAATTCAGAAGGTACAATCTTTGGATCAAACAATTTAAGAGACTTAGGTAATTTAGTTCCTTACGGTACAAAGATTATTCAAAACTCTGCATCACTAGTTTTACCTAGTGTATTTTTACGTAAGTCAGAACATAATTTGTTTAATGCATTACAATTCAACGCAGATCAATATATTCAATACAAGCAACAACTTGTAAAAACTGTAAATGATATTGATTGGTCGCAAAGATTTGATCCTAGTTATATTTTAGACACAGCCTTAGAACAAATAGTATCAGCAAAATCAGAAGGAGATTCTTTCTTCTGGTCAGATATGTTGCCATCACAGGCACCATATAAGTCAAATACATATACGTTTGCAAACGCATTGCAAGAGTCCATTTACCCTCTAGCCCAAACGTATGATTTTACAGAAGCCAATTATAAAGGTGTACTTGTTTATCTTACAAGAACAACTAGTGGCGTCACAAAGACATCTCAGTTAATTAGAGATGTAGATTATGTTGTATCGACAACCGCACCTTCACTGACAGTAACTAAAGATTTAGAAGCAGGTGACGTTGTTACAATCAAAGAATACAATCAAACATATGGTAACTTTGTACCTAACACGCCTAGTAAGTTAGGCATGTATCCTAAATGGAAACCTGAAGTTGTATTGGATCCAAACTATCAAACGCCTACATATATGTTGAGAGGTCATGACGGATCGTATACATCTTTGTATACACTTGACTATACTCCAGAGACAGGACTTACTGATTTTAGAGATCAAGCATTATTAGAATTTGAAACTAGAATTTATAATAATATTAAACTAAGCACACTTGTTCCTATTGAACGTTATGAAGTGTTGCCTGGATTCTTTAGAGAGTCAACATATACAACAGAAGACTATTTAAAAATTTATAGCACACAGTTTTTAAATTGGGCTGGACAAAACAGGATCGATTATAAAACACAAACAGGATATACAAAAGGTAATCAGTTTAGTTGGAACTATTTTCAATCAGGAAACAAACTGACTAATACACCAATTGATCAAGGTTATTGGAGAGGTATCTATGAATATTTTTATGGAACATCTCAACCAAACATAGCACCTTGGGAAATGTTGGGATTCACTGAAATACCAACTTGGTGGACTAGTCGTTATGGACCTGCTCCATATACAAGTGAAAACGGTATTATGTGGGGAGACATCGAAGCCGGTATTATTTATAATACAGGTGGAACAACAAGTGTTACTGTTGATGAATTAAAACGACCTGGCTTAAGCAAAATTATTCCTGTAGATGAACACGGTGATCTTTTATCTCCGTTTGATGCACTAGTGGGTGCATATGATTCTAACACTCTACAACGTGATTGGAAAGTAGGAGATGACGCTCCGGCAGAATTCTCATACAGAAGAAGTTCATCTTATCCGTTCGACTTAATGCGAATATTTGCATTAACTAAGCCTTCACAATTCTTTAACTTAGGTGCAGACTTAGATAATTATAAATTTAATACAGAATTTAATCAGTATCTAGTAAATGATCGAAGTCATTTAAACCTTGGCAACATTGAAATCTATGGTAATGGTACTGCAAAAACAAGTTACATAAACTGGATTGTTGATTTTGAAAAACAACAAGGTGTTGATGCAACTAAAGATATCACAACTACACTAGACAACTTAGATGTTCGTTTAATTTATAGATTAGCAGGCTTTAGTGACAAGACATTATTAAAATTCTTTGTAGAAAAAGCAACGCCTAACTCTGATAATGCATCACTATTAATACCAGATGAAAGTTATGCTGTTTTATTACATGATAACCAACCAAACGATCAAATTAAATTTTCAAGTGTTATAATTCAGATTGTAGAAAACGGCTGGAAAGTATTTGGTAACTCACAAGATCAAGCATACTTTACAACAGATACTCCTATTAATAACGGCAAGAAAAGTAAAGTTGAAGTAGATAATTACTCAGTTGAAATTGCAAATGATTATACTACATCTAAAAAAGATGAAAAGATTGTCCCTTATGGTACACAGTTTTACACGTATCAAGCCCTATCACAATTCTTAGCAAGTTACGGTTCATGGCTGGAACGCAAAGGCATGAAGTTTGAACTTATCGAATTAGGAAAAGAAATTAATTGGACTACAATGATACAAGAGTATCTATATTGGACACAATTTAATTGGGAAAACGGCTCATTACTGACTGTCAATCCGTCGGCACAAAATTTAAAGATTGAAAAAGATAGTGATATCGTTCAACCATTAACAGTTCAACAAGATAACTTTTTATTGAATCAAAACTTGTATCCTATTGCAACTAAAGATTTAGCAATAGAACGTTTAGATACTGCGTTCCAAGTAAAAACCCTAAACAGCGGTGATACTATGGG